TAAAAATCGGGACCTGTTTATACTCTAGGTAGAGATACTAAAAAGAAGAACAACTTTAAAGTATGAGCCATTAAGCTTAGCTCTTAAGCTTTATCTACGCCAACTAATAAATTGATGTGTTTGTCGGTGGTGTAGTCATACCCACTGCATTGACCATCATAGGACAACCAGTCCAAAAACCAAATGAGACATCTTCTGAGGCTTGACGTTCAATAACGAAAACGTCAGGTACTTTACGTGCTGTATACGTTACTGTAGAAGTCACGCGTGTTGGCACGTAAGGTAATGCTTGGGATTGGGAACCGGTATCATTAACGATACTTTGCATATGAGTTTTGTTGATGTATGGAGCTTGAAGTTCCATAAATGGATACGTTGTGTGGGAAGAGGGGATAAGTGAATAATTATATGACGGATAGGTGAGATCGGTAGTTGTTGCACCTTTGGTGACACTCCATTTTAAACCTACTGAAATGTCTCCGTTCCATGAGGCTCGTGCTGTCGAATTCCAATTAGAATAATTAAGGAAATAAGACTTAAGACGAATCCCACCACGTTGATAGGCATAACAACTAGCCATTGTAGCATAGAGATCAGTGAAAATTGGAACGGTTGTTGATAAATTTGAACTGCTATTATCCCTGATCCATGTATTGCTATCACCGTTATAAAACGGCAAACAAACAAGCCATGGGTAGATCTTGAACAGAAAAAACTCTTGACCATTCATATCCACTGTTGTAAAAGGAGTAGACCTCTTAATGATTTGTCGAACACTCTTAATTGATTCACCAGTACAATACCTATTGGCAAGTTCTGCATTATCAACGAGATTCTTAGAAGTACCTAGTCCATCTGGTTCATTTGTATCCATTGTAGAAGTTTCAAGATGTGCATTTGAAATTAATGATTGTTTCTGAGAGTAACGAGATTTAAGTTTCTTGGAGGATGCAAATGCCTGAGTTGTTGAATTATTACCAATCAAATGAGGAATCCACACTGCTTCATTTTGTTTAACACCGCTCAAATTAGCAAATTCAAAATCTTCGGCTGCCGAGAATTCCAACAATATAGTAACATAATTCCTAACTGTATCTGGATTTCTAAGAGTATTCAAAACAAAAATATTGAGTTGACCACACTCTTCCATCACTGATTTGTATGGAGTTGTGCTAACATAAGGTAGAGTAAATTCGAATTCCGTAGTTTCACGCATGTCAATTACTGATCTATGTAAATAAGCTACATTTCCAGTACTTACTGATGGTTTAACAGCTCCCACGTACCCAGGGGAGTAAGCTACCACCAATCTACCAGAATGAAATTCAGTTTTGACAAACTTCATCTTCACTTTAATGCCACCACGGTATAATTGAAAAAATTTTGAAAAGAATGCTATAGGTGTACAATTATATCCACCAGAAATATGAGTTTGAGCCATAAGGTTATTGGGAACAATAGAATAAGTTAGTAACGGTGTATCAACTAGTTGAGTGGAATCCCATTTCAAAGCAAACAAATACGTCGGAATGCTTAATGGGTAAGCTAAAGCCATTTCATCTACATCTTGACCGGCAAAACCAGGCAAGTGCTCTAACTGATTATTTTCCAAAACACCTAAATTGATACTATTATCTCCTCCAGAGGCATTGTTAAGTCGAGCCATTGGTCTTTGCACTACTACTTGAGTCTGTCCAGCACTCAAAGGGTTTGAGAGTCCAAAAGCACTAGCTGCATTAGCCGCAGCGGCAGAAAACCAAGAAACTGGTCCTGCGATCGAACTTAACAATGGTACCTCAGCTGCAATAGCCGCAGCTTTACTAATCTTATCTAAAGGTCTAGAAATCCATCCATTAGAATTTTCTTCGCTAACGGCTGGATCACCATATCTACT